TTGACTGCCTTGGCAATCTCAGCCGTCGACTTGCCTTCTGCCAGCAGCGCACGAATCTGCGCCGACTTGTTCAACTTCTTCTTAGCCACGTTCCAACTCCTTGCGTAGGGTCTCTACGTTTGTTTCATCGATCACAAATGCAAACCCGCCAGCCTTGCGAATCTGCATCATGTTGTGCAGTTGCAATGCCGTAGGTTTGTTCCCGTTTGCCTTGCACTCGATGCCGACAAACCGGCCCTCGATGCAAACCAAAAAGTCCGGAGTGCCCGCATTACCATAGCCCGTGCCCATTGGCATGGCATAGTACGCACCCATCTCCTTGAGTATTTCTCTGACTCGTTTTTTGACCTTTGCTTCGGGAGTCACTCAATGCTCCCGCTTCATCTTTTCCATGACTGCGCGGACCCGTGAGTCCACGTAGGCTTCCATGTCGAACCTATCCAGCACATCGATGACGATCATGCGAATGAACGTCTCCATCACTTTCCCCAACCCCTGATTAATTGTCAGCAATTGCGGTTCGCTATCGTTGTTTTCATCACTCATGGGTACTCCAATCTACTAAGTGGGCCGCGTTGTCGTCCCAACGCTCTTTCCAGCGTTGAGCATCCAACATTAGTTGATCCAATGACTCCACGCAATCGGGCGGGAGCCATCCTTTTGTTTGGCATTGAATTAGAAAGAGTCTTTTACCAATTTCAGTTTGCGTCACGGGCGTTTCTCGGTTTGTTGAGTGGGCCGCGTTGTCATCGACGGGCCGCGTTGCAGTTGGATACCTGTTCCCCGGAGGGAGCGGGCGCGCCTCGCGACGCGCCCGCATGACTCTCACTTAGCGGTGTCTTTGTCCAGCCACTCGTTGAACCGATCCTGTTCTTCATATGTCATGGCAGATTGTCCTCCACAACGTTGTCTTCGGTCGGATGCTCAAAGCCGCTGATGTCGCCAACACCGGCCAGATACTCAAGGTCGCCTTGCACCATGCCTACGGCCTCTGCCTTGTCGTTCGCCCACACGTAGACCTTCACGGTCACGCAGTACTGGCTCGGTTCAACATTTTTATTCCCACTCATTTTTTCGCCTCCTCGATATTCTCGACCCATGTCGGGCCGTTCTCATCGAATGACAGGGACGGTGTCGGCGCATTTTTCATCTGCTCGCTCAACGCGTCGCATTCGTCGTCGGTGAGTGTATCCAGCGCGTCGATGTCATAGAGCGCGTAGCCTTCCTCGCTCGTCCAGTAGGCTTTGAACGTCTTACCCTTGAACGTGATCATGACATCGCATGACGCGTACCAGTCGCCTCTGAGTTCGATTCTCACGGTTTCACCTCATGCAGGGTGCCTTCGTCATCGAGCCGATAGTTCACGGGCTGGTCGGACTCGACCGCGCGGTAGTCCGTGACCAAGTACCAGCGGTTCATCAGGTCGCGCGCAGACTTTAGCGCTTCGTCGTGCGTTGCGAACGCCAGATTGTTCTCGCCCCATTTGTCGCCATTCCCGGCGACCATCACTTGCGGTTTAAAACTCATGATTACTCTCCCTGTTCGTTGAAATTAAATTCGGTGATCGGCGTGAGCGTTTCGACGATCTCCACCTTGACGACGCGGAATCTGCCCGTCGCGGAGGGGTTGGTCCGCAGGCTGCGGATAAGTTCGCCCATATGTTCTGTCGCTTGGTCAAGCGAGTAATTGTCGATGTTGCGGGAATAAGTCCAGACGGGCTTTTTGTCGTGGATGGGCCCCGACAGGTATTCGTACTCGGCTCGATGGTAAGTTATGGTTGGCACGTTCGATCTCCTCGTGCGGCTCACGGGCCGCGTTGTAGTTGGATACCAGTTCCCCGGCTTGAGAGCCCGGGCGGCACGCGCCGCCCGGGCCCTGCTCGATCACGCTGCGAGTGCCAGCACCTCCCCGGCGCGCCGCTCGATGTCGACGCGGTCGTCCTGATACGCGATTCCGCGAGCGTAGGCCGTGACGCCCGTCGCAACGTCCCAGAGAGTCTCCATCGGTCGACCCTCATCGGCAGCGTGCGCCGCGCGGATGCCTGCAACCTGCCCGCCCGTGAACTTGCGCGCCTTCAGGAACGCATCGAGGTCGTCGACCTTTTTCTGCTGGGCCGCGATGATGCGGGCTTGCATCGGCGCGACGCTGGAACGCGCGAAACTCTCGATGGTCGGCGCGACATCGTCCAGCCAGCGGTGCGGAGCGCCCGCCGTGTGGCGGATGCGGATCTCTTTATAGTCCTGAGCGCCCCACACGATCCGATTGCTGCACGCGTAGTCGAACAGGAAGAGCCCGACACCGAACGTCGCCGAGCCGACCTCGGAATTCCACACAAAGAATCCGCGAGCGAGACTGCCCGTCTGGCCGTCGCGACGATTCGGCACCTCGATGCGGCGCTCCTCGTCCGCAAGAAAGACGAACATATCTCGGTCGCCCGCGTACAGAGTCGTATTATCTTTGGTTACTTCGACCCGCTTACCGAACTCGCCCGGGACGCGGAAATCGCCGTCCAGCCCGTTCCCGAAGCGCTCGGTCAGGAGCCCGGTGATGGTGCTGTTCCAGATCCGGCCATAGTTGGGACCCGTCGCAGCGCGCATCAGCGTCGCCGGGGCATCACTCGACCGCGTTAGCAGGATGCCGACCTCCTCGACATCACGGGCAACGTGCAGCCCGTAGTTCATCGCATCGGCGGCGAGCGGAGCCGGGAGGGTCCGCAAGTAGGACGCGGGAGCGCCTGCGCGCTGGGCCAACTGGCCGAATGCGAAATTGCTGACGTCGACCGCATTGCCCGCCTTACCGACGACGCGCAGGCCCTTGTGAGTTTCGTCGGTTTCGTCCGGGATCACGGTCAGATCGCGCGAAGCGGTGACCATCGCGCGCGACGCGGAGCGTTGAGCCGCACAATGATTGTGCAGCGCGGTCAGCGAAGTGAACCGCTCGTCATTCGGGCGGGTCGCCCATTGACGGGATGCTTGGGTCAGAATCGACATTTTCAGATCTCCTCGATGATGCGGCTAGTGGGCCGCGTTGTGGTTGGATGCCTGTTCCCCGGCGGGGGCCCGAGCGGCGCGAGCCGCCCGGGTTGTTTGTAGTATGCCATTGCTGGCGGTGTTTTCAAGCACCTGGGCGAGTTTTTGTCACGGTGTCGGCGGATCCGATCCGAGTCACGCACGGCAGGCACCAGTACGTGAAAAACGCGCTGTCATGACTGAATGCCGTTTCTCGGGCCTGATCAATGGTCCGCCCGCAGTTGGCGCAGAACATTCGGAGCGGACCTGCAGTCCGGTCAATCGTCACGGGTGCGAAGTGCGTCGGAGTCATGCCGCTACCCTCCGCACGTTCGCCATGACGGCGCTCGACCCGTGCGCCTGAATGACAATCGAGCCGCGCGTACCGCTCGCCGTCCCATCGCACGCTCGGCACGTTTCGCACGTGAGTTTTTTACCGGCCTCGGCACTAGCAGGACATACCGCCTCAAAACGCAAGCGCTCGATGTGCCCGGGCATTGCGACTCGAAACGTGCGCCATCCGAGCGCGATAGCCTCTCGGGCTTCGTCCTCGCTATCGACGGAGGCCATGCAGTAGCGCGCGTAAAATCCAGCGCTCGGGCGCTTCCATTGGTGCGTGTATCCCGTCCATCCGGACGCGTGCTTCAGAAACGAGCGCCACACGATATGCGGTACCGCCATCGGATCCCCATAGGTACCGAGCCTTACCAGTCGGCCCGAGACATCGAACCCGTCCCATATGGGATAGTTGCCGCGCGTCCACGCGAGCCAGACTGAGAGCGGGCCTTGTCCGAGATTCACATAGCAGCGTCGGCGCTTGTTTTTGCCATTCTCGACAATGCCGCGCAGTTTGCAATCTCCGCATATGCTGACGTCTGCGCCACTGTTTACCGCATCGATGGGGGACTGATCGGCGCGGAGTATGTACGTTTGGATCATGTTGCCAGTTTTCCGGTTCGATGACGCGTTCGCGAGCCCGACGGCGATGGCGATGATGTGCTGGCCGTCTATCATGCTCGGGCCTTCATAGATAACTGCGCCGTTCGGATGTTTGATTTTTGGCATGGTTGCACCTTTTGTGTGTTGTGTGCCGCGTTGAAGTTGATACCTGTTCTGGGGGGGTCCGAGCGCGCCTCGCGACGCGCTCGGGGTTTATCGACGGCGAACCGTCGACTTGATCCATGCCGCCAGTCCGACTAGGGCTGGCGGCAGGATCGAGAGAAGCGCCACAAGGCGCATCAGTTGAGGTCATCCGTGCCGATCCCCAGCACGGCGTTCCATTCGTCGGGCGTGATCCCGGTCGCGATGAACTCTCGGTCGTCGGGCGACAGGGTCGGGAACGCGTCCTGAATCAGCGCGCCTTCGAACCATGCGATAATGCCTAGGTCGAACCGCATTTCGTCGAGCGGGATTATGCGGGTGTGCTTGCGTCCCGTGAGTCCGCTGGTGCGGGTGAGTTTTACGGTCATGTCGTCCTGCTCGATTACCATTTCATCCATTGGTCGAGCCCTCCATTTTGGGCAGTCGAGCGGTGATAAGGCGGAGCGCTTCGGCGACGCGCTGGGCGCTCGTCGAGTCGGCGGCGATGGCGAGGCAGTCGAGGATGTGGGCTGCCTGCTCAATGGTGGTGTACTCCTCGATTGTGATGCCCGGCGGTTCGACCTCGACCTTGACGGCCTCGCGCAAGCGCTCGATGTGACGGTCTTTCAGCCAGTCGATGACTTCGGTCGCGACTCCGTGTTGACGGCGGGCGATTTGGTCGAGCGTTCCGCCGATGTCGTCGCTGATGTAGTCGATGATTTCGTCGTCGTCGATTTCTACCTCGATTTGGTGGATGTCGACGTTGTAGAACGTTGCCACGTTGGTCTCCTGTATGCCCGGGCGGACTGCCCGGGGTCGAGGTCGATTATACCACCGTTTGCGGTGATGACAAGTCCGTCGAGGTGATTTTGCCCAGGTACTTGTGTGGGTTAAGTTGTTGATTCCGTTAGGATTTTGCCGAGCGCGTTCCGCTCTCACCCTCGTGCAAAACCCTCTTGTGCGAAGCACGAAAGCGCCGTGCAGGGCGACAAACGAAGACGAGACGGTGAAACGGCGCGTAACTCTTTTTGCGTTACGACAGGGGCTGTTGCGCGCATGGATGCGCGCATAGTGAACACGCATGGATGCGGCCTTTACTCTGGGCAAGCGAAGCGCGCAGTCCTCGACGGGACGTCGAAAGCGATAGGGCTTTAGCCCGGGCCTCGCGTCTTCGCGAGGCATCGCCCCGGTTTTGTTCCAAAAGCTGTTCCAAATGTTCCAGAATTGGCGCTTTTTTATGGCGTCAAAATTTGAGATTAGGCGGTAGAATGGTAAACGCTAAGTGCTTGATTTTTTTAGAGTGAGATGAGATATATTATATTATTAAAGGATGAAAAATGCGATGTTCCACGATTTTGCCGGATAGGGCGATTTGCTGGGAGGTGTGAAGACGCTTGCAGCCAACCGTGCCGACGGGGTTGACCTCGCGGGACCTCGACCCCTCATTTTCGAAAACGTGGAACATGGAACAAACGCTGCTAAGTCTTTGATCCACAACGTAAAAATCTGTTCCAACGCTTGGAACAAGTTGGAACATCACCGGAACAGAATCGAGACTACGAGAAGCGGTGTTCTGTTAGGTGGCGAGATGGTCTGGGGGTTAGCGAAGACGATCATGTATTCTCTGTGACGAGGTAGTATCGAAGGGTCAAGCCCGCCAAATTGGCTCGATGCCAATTTGGCGGGCTGAGCGAGACAAGTGAACCCAATGACCAAGTAACGACGAACGAAGGGACCATGCAGTCCAAGACGGCTCGACGCCGTCTTGGACTGCAGATCGGAGCAAATAACGTCGATTATCAAGTAACGACGAACGAAGGGACCAAGTCCGCAAAATCGACTCGATGTCGATTTTGCGGACAGATCGAGGCTGGTACCGTCCGGGTACCCACCAAGTTCAAACGGAGCCTCTTCTGGCAGTCTCTCCACTCAGTCCAACACAAACGACCCCCCACTTTTCAAACGTAGTCTCAAAAGCCTGCTTCTGAGATTCGCATCGTCTCAAAAGCCTGCTTCTGAGATTCGCATCGTCTCAAAAGCCTGCTTCTGAGATTCGCATCGTCTCAAAAGCCTGCTCGTAAGATTCTCAAAAGCCTGCTTGTGAGATTTTCCACTTCGCCCAGACCCCACCCCCTCGTTTTACAGAATGCCCCCCTTGATGGAACCAGCGTATTGATTTATATAGGGGGTATACTTGGGGAACCCCATGCAACTCATACCTGATATCGAGTCGGACATCCCTGTGCCGTTGAGATCATCCAAGGACATGCCAGAGATGGCTCCTATGGCAGAACTCCGCGCACGAACAGAAACTATAAAGTTACTGTCCGACCTCAAAGGCGATCCTATTGTGCCTACGGAGGACGACCAGAACGCCGCTGAAAATCTGGCGCGCCAAATGATGGCGGATCCCCAAGTTAGACCCGACTTTGCCAAGTACCCCAATTCCACCACGGCATTCCTTGCGGGCATGGTGGCGCAGATGAACGTTCAGATCGTGGACGAACTGTCTGAACTCAAGATGTACGTGGTCAACAAGTTGGTTTTCGAGGTCGAGAACGCCCCAGACAGTCGTACGCGGATCGCTGCGTTGGCAAAATTAGGCGAAGTGGATGGTGTCGACGCGTTCAAGAAACGCTCTGAAATGACCGTGCAGGTCAAACCGATTGCAGAGGTCGAACAAGAGTTGCTGCAAGTGCTTGATAACATTGAGTACCGAGTACTTCCCAACGCACACGTTAAAATAGATGCAAGCGAAGAAGAGTCCGTAGAAGAGGAAGACGTAGAGGACGATTCCAACGAAGAAGAGTCCGATGGCGAGTAACACTCCGTCTTTGAATTTAACCCAACGAGACATTGACCGCCTCCGTCAGGCTCTTCCGACGATGCCTGATAAACAAAAACGCCGTACTGCGGAACTCCTTAAGCAGTATCAGGCGGAGATGATGAAACAACTGGGGCGTGAGTCGTTCCTTGACTTCATCAAACACGTCTATCCGGGCTACAAGGTTGGCCCCCATCATGCCAAACTGGCTCGCATCTTTGAAGAAATAGCTGCTGGCCAAAAGAAACGAGTGATCGTGAACATTGCACCTCGTCACGGCAAGTCCGAGATGATCAGTTACCTCGCTCCAGCGTGGTTTTTGGGTAAGTACCCCCACAAAAAGGTCATCATGGCCTCTCATACGGCGGATTTGGCCGTTAATTTTGGTCGTAGGGTGCGAAATCTGGTCGGATCGGACCTCTACCACGACATTTTTCCGCAGGTTGAGCTTCAAGCAGACTCCAAATCGGCCTCTCGCTGGGGTACCAACTTCAATGGCGAATACTTTGCGATTGGTGTGGGTGGCGCTCTTGCTGGTCGGGGCGCTGACTTGTTTATCATTGACGATCCTCATTCTGAGCAGGAAGCAAAACAGGGACGACCTGATGTGTTTGAACCTGCTTGGGAGTGGTTCCAGTCCGGTCCAGTACAAAGACTTATGCCCGGAGGCGCGATCATTGTTGTGATGACGCGTTGGTCAAAGCTCGATCTGACCGGGCAGATCATCGACCACATGATGAAGAACGACGACTCCGATGAATGGGAGGTCGTTGAGTTCCCTGCCATCCTCAATGAGGAACCGTTGTGGCCCGAGTTCTGGTCCATCGAGGAACTTCTGTCCAAGAAGGCGTCTATGGACGTGCGGTACTGGCAAGCCCAGTACATGCAGGAGCCGACCAGCGAAGAAGGCGCGCTGATCAAACGCGAATGGTGGAATGTTTGGGAACAAGACAATCCACCAGTCTGTGAATACCTCATCATGAGTCTCGACGCCGCCCAAGAGGCCAATACTCGGGCGGACTACAACGCGCTGACGATCTGGGGGGTGTTTGAGAACCCCGAGTTGCGGACCAAGAACATCATCCTCCTGAATGCCATCAAGGAACGGATGGAATATCCGGAGCTGAAAGAGTTAGTATTGGAGCAATATAAAGAGTGGAATCCGGACTCGTTCATCGTTGAGAAGAAGTCCAATGGTGCAGTTCTGTATCAGGAACTGCGACGGATGGGAGTTCCGGCAAACGAGTTCACCCCCGGTAAAGGGCAAGACAAGATTAGTCGAGTGAATGCCATCTCGGATCTTTTCAGGTCGGGTATGGTCTGGGCACCGGACCGTCGATGGGCGCGCGAGGTGATCGAAGAATGCAACGACTTCCCGGCGGGCAAGAACGATGACTTGGTGGACGCTACTACTCTTGCTCTTCTGCGTTTCCGTCAGGGTGGCTTTATCCGTTTGCCTACTGATGAGCCAGAACCTATCCAGCTATTTCGCTCGACGCGTAGCCGCCTACAAGGATACTACTAATGGGCGTACCTAGCATAGACGAATTGATTGCCCAGACTGAAACAGAAGACATTGCTCCTTTGATTCATGGCATTTATGCCATGGAGTCTTCATCTGGTCAGGCAAATACCAAGAAAGCCAACACGTCCGGGGCCAAAGGCCCCATGCAGATTACAAAACAGACGTTCCAAGAACTGAAGAATCGCGGGTATATCCCGAAAAATTATAGATGGTCGAACCCCGCTCATTTGGCAGAAGCAGGGGTAGCGAACGTTGGATACCTTGTAGATCGGTTCAATACTATCGATCCCAGAGTCATTGGCGCTGCGTATTACGGTGGCCCCTCTGCGGTCAATAAAGACGGCACTATCAATGAAGGACGTAGCGATCCGCGACATCTGAATTACCCGACCGTAGGAAATTACGCCAACCGGTTAAATGATTACGTCACGCAGAACTACCCTACTTTCTTACCCGCTCCAGCGCCACTTCCGGCCCCACCGCCACCGCCTCCCGCATCCCCCTTAGCGGCACCACCTTTCGCAAACATTGGTCAGCCGATGAATACGCCGTTCAAACGTGGCGGGTTCATCGAGCGTACAACTCATGACAGGAAAATTCTATGAGCATCGACAAGTCCCTTTACGCCGCTCCGCAGGGTCTTGCTGCTGAACCGATTGAGGTCGAGATCGTTGACCCGGAACAGATGCATATCTCGGGCCCCGGCTTTGAGATGCATATGGAGAAACACACTCCGGCATTCGACGCAAACCTTGCGGAAGAAATGGACGAGCGTGATCTTATGTCGTTGGGCTACGAACTGCTGGGCGACATTGACGAAGACATCCAGAGCCGCAAGGAGTGGCTGGATACGTACGTCAAGGGCCTTCAGTTGATGGGTCTCAAGTATGAGGAACGTAGTGAGCCGTGGCCGGGGGCGTGTGGCGTCTATCACCCCCTCCTGATGGAAGCGGCGGTCAAGTTTCAAGCCGAAATGATCATGGAGACTTTCCCAGCGGCAGGTCCGGTGCGGACCAAGATCGTTGGCAAGGAGACCCCGGACAAGAAAGCGGCAGCGACTCGGGTTCAGGAGGATATGAACTATGAGTTGACGGAGGTCATGCAAGAGTACCGCCCGGAGCATGAGCGGCTCTTGTTGACCGTGGCGTTGTCGGGCAATGCATTCAAGAAGATCTATTTTGATCCGGCGATCAATCGGCAGGTGGCTCCGATGATCCCGGCGGAGGACGTCATCGTCCCCTACGGCGCGGCTAACCTAGAGTCGGCTGAGCGCATTACGCACCGGATGCGAAAGACCAAGAACGAACTACGCAAGCTTCAGGTGGCTGGGTTCTACCGGGATGTTGACCTTGGCGATCCGGTCCGGGTTCTGGATGAAGTCGAGAAACGCAAAGCTGAACAGCAAGGCTTCTCGGCCAGCATGGACGACCGGTTCCAGATCCTTGAGGTTCATTGCAACCTCGACCTTCCGGAATACGAAGACAGGGACGGCATCAAACTCCCTTACGTTGTCACCATCGAGAAGGGTACTGCGACCGTTCTGGCCATTCGTCGCAATTGGTTGGAGGAAGATAAGCTCAAGCTGCGTCGTCAGCACTTCGTCCATTATGGCTACATCCCGGGCTTCGGCTTCTACTACTTCGGCCTGATCCACCTGATCGGTGGGCATACCAAGGCAGCGACATCGCTGCTTAGGCAGCTGGTCGACGCGGGTACCTTGAGCAACCTTCCGGGCGGTCTCAAGGCCAAGGGCATGCGGGTCAAGGGCGATGATACGCCCATCGCTCCGGGTGAGTTCCGTGACGTCGACCTGCCGAGCGGAGCCATCCGCGACAACATCCTGCCGCTTCCGTACAAGGAACCGTCACAGGTTCTGATGGCGTTGATGGACAAGATCGTCGCTGACGGTCGTCAGTTTGCGGCGTCTGCAGAACTGAACGTGTCCGATATGTCGGCACAGGCCCCTGTCGGCACGACGCTGGCGATCCTTGAACGGGTGATGAAGGTGATCAGCGCCGTTCAGGCGCGTATTCACTATGCCATGAAGCAGGAGTTCAAACTCCTTGCCGCCATCATTCGTGACAACACCCCGGAGGATTACGACTATGAGCCTGAAGTCGGTGACCGGGGAGCCAAACAGTCTGATTACGATTGCTGCGATGTTCTTCCTGTTTCTGATCCCAACGCGTCGACTATGGCTCAGCGTGTGGTTCAGTATCAGGCAGTTATGCAACTGGCTCAGCAAGCGCCGCAGATCTATGATCTTCCTTTCCTCCATCGACAAATGATCGAGGTCTTGGGAATCAAGAACGCCGCCAAAATCATCCCGCTCGCGGAAGATATGAAACCGATGGACCCTGTGTCCGAGAACATGGCGATCATGAACGGCAAGCCGGTCAAGGCGTTCATGTATCAGGATCATGCGTCCCACCTCGGCGTCCACATGGCGGCGATGCAGGACCCGATGATCATGCAGGTCGTGGGCCAGAACCCCAAGGCGCAAGAGATCATGGCAGCGGGTGCAGCCCACGTCATGGAGCATGTCGCCATGAAGTATCGGCAGGAGATCGAGAAGCAGCTGGGCGTTCCGTTGCCGCCTCCGCCAGAAGCCGCGCAAGCGGGCAAGACCGATGGCGACGATGATCTGGGGTATCTACCCCCGCAGGCCGAGTCTGAACTGTCCTCACTGCTGGCGCAGGCGGCTCAGAAGCTTCTCAGTCAGAACCAGCAGGCCGCACAACAGCAGCAGGCTCAGCAACAGCAGCAGGATCCGCTCATTCAGATGCAGCAGCAAGAACTGCAGATCAAACAACAGCAGGTTCAGGTTGCCATGCAGGAAGTGCAGATCAAGGCCCAGCAAGCGCAGGCTGCGGCCCAGATTGCACAGGAAGAACAGCAACGCAAGAACAAGAAAGACATGCTGGATGCCGCTGCCAAAGCGGACGAACTGAAGCTCAAGGAGATGGAGCTTCAGACCATGGCTCAGCTGGAAGGCGTCAAGATCGGTGCTGATATCCAACATCGCAAACTGGCTCATGTTGACAAACAGAGCCTTGAACAATCGAAACACCTTGTTGACGCGGCTCACCGCGCCGACACGCACGAGCTGAATACGTCCAAACATCAACACGACATTCTGAAGACAGGCGTTGATGCAGCGCACAAGAAGGCGCAACACAATCTGAACATCGCTCAAATGCAGAACGATGCACAGCAACCCGAAGAAGGAAGTAATGAATGAGTACAGATACCGCTGCAGAGTTTATTGTCAGGAAGATCCGGCAACAGCGCGAACGGATCGTGGAAAACATGACGCGTGGTATGAATTTTGAACCCTACTATCACCGAGCCGTTGGGCAAGTGGAAGGGTTGGACTACGCAATTGAGTTGATCAATGACACGGCCAGAAAGGTCGCAAACGACGAGGAGTTAGTGGATGAGTGATATCAACGTCGACAAGACGCTGTCGGAAGCGGAACGCAAGGCCAAACAGCTACCAGACCCTGCCGGGTTCAAGTTGTTGTGCATGGTTCCGAAAGTCGAAGAAGAGTTTGGAGATACTGGGCTTATCAAGCCTAGCGAGTCTGTCCGAGTCGAGGAACAGACGACCATCGTCCTGTTCGTCGCGAAAATCGGCCCTGATGCCTACAAGGATCCGGAACGTTTTCCATCGGGTCCGTGGTGCAAGGTGGGCGATTTTGTGGTCGTCCGGGCTTACAGCGGTACCCGTATCAAGATTCATGGAACCGAGTGGCGGATCATCAATGATGACTCCGTCGACGGCACTGTCGAAGATCCCCGTGGCATTGGCCGCGCAGGCTAAGGAGTTTATATGAATGAGCAAACCGAAGAGTTCAAGGTGGATATTGAGGACGATACGCCTCCGGAGGACCGTAATAAGGTCCCCATGCCGGAAGAACTCGTCAAGGAACTGGAGAAAGACGACCTAGACGAGTACTCGGAAAAGGTTCAGACCCGCATCAAGCAGTTGAAAAAGGTTTGGCACGATGAGCGTCGGGCCAAGGAAGCCGCTGCTCGGGAACGCGAGGAAGCTCTTCGGTTTGCTCAGCACACGTTTGAAGAAAATAAACTTATAAAACAACGACTTAGCGTTGGCGAAAAGATCTTCGCCGAAGAGACGACCAAGGCCGCGACGACCGAGTACGAGCGGGCCAAGGAACGTCTTAAGTCGGCGGTTGAGTCCGGTGACTCCTCCGCTATTGTGGATGCACAGGATGCGTTCGCCGACGCGAAACAGAAACTTAAAGAGTATCAACAGTTTCGACCCTCTTTACAGGAAGAGGAAACGAGAGTACAACAGTATCCACAGGCTCAGCCCCAGACCTATCAGCAACCACAGGTGGACCCAAAAGCCGCCGCGTGGAAAGAGCAGAATCCATGGTTTGGAGCAGACGAGGAAATGACCGCCCTTGCGTTGGGACTGCACGAAAAATTGGTCAGGTCGGGTGTAGACGCGCGTAGCGACGATTACTACCGGCGAGTCGATGAGACGATGAAGAAACGGTTCCCCGAGTATTTCGAGGAAACGCAAACCACGGAACCGGAGCCTGAACGGCCCGTCCGCAGAAATAACAGCACTGTTGTGGCCCCGGTCGCACGGTCAACTGCTCCCCGTCAGATTCGTATTACGGCCTCCGAAGCCGCAATTGCCAAAAGACTCGGTCTGACACCGGAAGCTTATGCCCGTGAGAAACTGAAATTGGAGAGCAACAATGGCTGAGAATCGTCTGGCTCGTGAGTTGGAGAATCGTGAAGCTTCCAAGCGCAAGATGATTTGGAAACCCGCAGCAATCCTTCCTGAACCCAATCCCGTTCCCGGATGGGCGTTTAAGTACATCCGTACATCGGTGATGGGTCAGACCGATCCGACCAACGTATCCACCATGTTCCGCGAAGGCTGGGAGCCTGTGAAGGCGTCCGAAGTTCCGGAAATCATGCACCAACGCGACAACAATCCCAACAGTCGGTACCCCGATGGCGTGGAG